GCTTGAATTGGAAACGCAAGACCCTGTACAAACAGATACGATGTGGAATGACACAACACCAACAGCTAGTGTCTTTTCAATAGGAACATACAACGGTGTAAATGGCTCTGGTGACACTTATGTCGCCTACCTATTTGCAACCTGCGCTGGCGTTTCCAAGGTAGGCTCATACGCAGGCACTGGGGCAACCCAAACAATCAACTGCGGCTTTGGTGCTGGTGGTGCAAGGTTTGTGCTAATAAAGCGCACTGACTCTACTGGTGGTTGGTATGTATGGGATTCAGCAAGGGGCATGATAAGCGGTACAGACCCATCATTGTTGTTGAACTCTACTGCGGCTGAAGTTAACGCAAATAGCGTTTATGCAATTTCAACTGGATTTCAAATCGTATCAACAGCCGCAGGAATTAACTCTAGTGCAAGTGGTGCAACCTACATCTTCTTGGCAATCGCATAAGGAACAATCATGCAAATCAGAATCAGAGAAACAGGCGCAGTAATGTACGAGGGTGAGTTCCGAAGGCTTAACCCAAGCACATCTTTTCCGCAACAGATCAACGAAGCAACCCTGAATGACTTTGGCGCTGATGTAGTCTTTGAAGGCCCACAAGCCTCTGGCGGCACTGTCTACCAATACTCAGTCTATGGCGGTGTTGAGCAGATCAACGGCAAGTGGTACACCAAGTGGAATCTAGGCCCATCGTTCTTTCAAACTGAAGATGCTGATGGCAATATCACCACTGCTGCTCAGAATGAAGCTGCTTACAAAGCAATGAAGGATGCAGAACAAGCCAAGTCTGTTCGTGCCTCTAGGGATATCAAGTTGTCTGAGACTGATTGGCGCTTTCGCAGTGATATGACACCATCACAGGAATGGAAAGACTACTGCCAAGCCCTGCGGGATGTGCCATCTCAGACAGGTTTCCCTTGGACTATTACTTGGCCAGAGGCACCATGATGACACCACTTGAAGGAAGACTTGATACGCATGAGCAGGTGTGCGAGTTCCGCTACGACAGCATCAACGCTCGACTCAAACGCATTGAGCAGATCTTGATAGGCAGCTGCGCTGCAATCATTGGCATGTTGCTCACGTTGGTGCTAAAGCTGTGATGTGGATCCGATCAGCATTTGCCTCCTGGCAGCTGGCTTGGTCAAACAGATTCAAGCTGGGTGTGAGCTTTACAAGCAGGCTAAAGAGTCTTTTGTTGAGATCAAAAGAACTGCTGATCAAGCTATTGCCATTGGTAAGGAGGTTTCTGGCTTCTGGAATCAGTTACTTGGGTTCTTTGGTAGCAAGCCTAAAGCCCAGGCTGCAAAGCCTGTTGGCAAGTCTAAGAAATCTGACTATGTCTCTGTCTCGGAGACTCAAGTCAAAATTGACATTGTCAAAAACCTCACAGAATTCTTCAGACTCCAAGAACAGTTAGCAGCACACATCAGGGAAGAGGAAGAGAAAAGCAAAAACATCTACGACCCTGACCAAAACCTGATGGAGTCAGCACTCAAGCGAGTGATGGCTCAGCAAGAGATGGACAACTTGGTTGTACAGATACGCGAGTGCATGGTCTATCAGTCACCACCTGAGATGGGGGCTCTGTACTCTGAAGTGTTCAGCATGAGAGAGAAGATTGAAGAGGAGCAAACCCAAGCAAGGCTGAAGCAAGAAGCCAAGAAGAGGCAGGAGTTATGGCTACGCAAAGAGGAGGAAAGAAACTTCCAGCTAAAGCTAGCGTACCTAGTAGCGACTACTACATTCCTCCTGTACCTGTGGTTGTGGCTCCTGTTCGTCAATCGGTATGGGAAGACATAGTGGCCGCAATTCTTTTGTGTTTGTTTGTGGCTCTCTTGCTTCCGCTGGGAGCAATGCTTTATCTGGATATCTTGGAAACAAAGAATGAAGTCAAGCAGGAGCTTGTAAAGGTTGAGAAGCTAAGACGGCAAGTTGAACAACAGCAACGAAAGGAGAAAGACAAATGACTGTTTATGAAATTTGGATTCTGTCTGTAATGCTTGTGGTGCTGGCAGGCTGCGAAGATCGCTTTAGATACCCGTGCCAAAACCCAGCTAACTCTGCGCATGCTGAGTGCAAGCCACCCATCTGTACAGCAACAGCGACCTGCCCTGACCAACTAATCAAACCAGAGAAGGAGACAAAGTAATGCCAACCATTGGATACAAACCAAACAACCGCCTAACACCAGAAGAGATTGAAGCTCGCGTGTGGGCTTTTGTCATTGTGGTGATTGCGCTGATCCTGATCGGCTCATGCTTTAGCTTCATCTACTCTGTGACTTTTGTCACCCAGCCCATGGTTGGCATGGCACCCATTGACAAGGTCTACACCAAGATGCTGAACGACATCATGCTGCTTTGCACTGGTGTGCTGGGTGGCGTGGCTGGCCGCAAGGCTGTTTCTGCTGTGGCTATAGCGAATGCCAAGGCCGAGGCTGTTGACATTGATGAGCCACCCAAGCCATGAAGGATCTTCTTTACGGTGTCTTCGCCCTACTGCTGACATTCGGTGGCGGCTACTGGACTGGCCAGCACTATGAGGCCAAGGCCCAGCAAGAAGAAGTCGACAAGCTCAACACCCAAGCACGGGCCAAGGAAGCGGCGCTTACCGCTGCCGTCACCACCACATCAAACGCACTGAGGTCATCAAATGAAAAAGCAAAGTCTATGGCGCAACAGCGCGATGCTGCTATTACTGCCGGTACTAGTAAGCTGCGGCTCCCTCAAGCGGCCTGCCCCGTACCAGCCAGCACAGATCCCGCCACTCCCAGCGGAGATAACTCAGGAGAAGCATCAGCCGAATCTGAGCGAGCGTTTATTAAAGCTGCTCTCGCCCTGACCGATGAGGGTGACCGCGTAGTACAAAAACTAAACGCATGTATTGGACTCTATAACCAAGCGATTGAATCGCAGAAAGGCATCAAATGAATCTGTCAGCCAATTTTAAACTTTCGGAACTAACTAAGTCGGAAACTGCAACCCGCTTGGACATTGACAACACGCCAAACGAAGAGCAGATTGAATCACTGAAACTGCTTTGCGAGAACATACTGCAACCAGTGCGTGACCACTTTGGTAAGCCGGTCAAGATCTCATCTGGCTTTAGGTGTTCTGCTTTGAACCAAGCCACAGGAGGATCGGCAACCTCAGACCATTGCCGTGGCCAAGCCTGCGATTTTGAAATTGATGGCATACCCAACCCAGAGCTGGCAGAGTGGATAGAAACTAATCTTAAGTACACGCAATTGATATTGGAATTTTGGGTGCCCGGCGGGGATGATCCAAATGCGGGCTGGGTGCATGCCTCATACAACCCTGAGAACCTGAAAGCTCAATCACTAACAGCAACCAAGGTGGCAGGCAAGACAACCTACCTGCCAGGCTTGGTGGCTTAACCCTGCGATGCACCCAGTGCTTTGATGCGCTGGGTGTAGTTGGCTGAGTGCCTGATCCGCATGACACTGTCCACTTGCTGGATGGTGTCTTCATTCAGCTCTCGCAACTGCTTCAGCACCGTCATGCGCTCCCGCGCTGGCCGCTTGCCAGCTCTGGCGGTCTTGTCTGCAAGATCTTCGTAGGCCGCAGCCCACTCATTAATCTCTTGGTGGACTGAGTACGGCTGCTGGCCACCTGGCACAAGCAAAGCAAACCCACTTGGCTCAACTACCCCAGTTGCCTCTGACTTAGGCTCGACCTCAAGCACAACCTCAACCGAGTCTATGGCCACTGGCTCCGGCATGGTCACCATGTCTAGCGGGTTGGCTGGCTTGGCCACTGGCCGCGGCTTGGCTTCATCAGGGTAGTCATTGGCTTCCTCAACGCTAATCAAACCCTTGAGCACATCAGGAAAAGCATCCCGCAGCGCAAAGCCGCGAGCTCGCATTTGCATCATGCGCTTAGGGTAGGCGGTCCAAGGCCCTTGCTTTGCCCACAGACCAGCTCGCTTGGCATCTTCCACGCTGAACTTGACAGTCACAGGCTTGCGACCTTTGCGAGAAGCAATGCACACGGCCACAGGGTTAGGTGTCCCCTCGCCTTCAAAGTACTCTTCAACGTCATCGCAAACAGGGCTGGCTTGCACCAGCGCCATCATGGCATCGCCGTAGACAGATGGCTTGCCATTGATCACAGCAATATTTTGTAGCGCTTGCATGGGTGCCAAGCCCATCTCCATGCCCCACTGCACACAAACCAGGATGTCCTGTGGCTTGCCTTGGTAGGCCTTGGGCACCATGTTGGAATTAGATAGCATCTCGCTAAATTGGATGGCCTCAGTCAAAGTAGTTGGTGCAAAGCCACGTTGATTGGTAGTGGTCAGTTGCATTACTCTTTCTCCTCATCAAGAGCAGCTCTCAATGTTTCCATCACAAGCATTGCAATGCCTTCAACAATCTCGCCTGCCTGTTCAATCGACACATCAGGCAAAGCTTCAAGGATTGCAACAGTTGCTTTAGCGTGGGCTTTCTGAACTTGATTGCTCGTGGTTGTCATTTGGATATCTCCTTGATTGTCAATGTTGACTGGCGAATTGAATATGCTTCTTTTGCGTGGACTATCTTCTCCGGCTGGTATTTAAAAGATCGGACTGGCCATTTGATTACAAAATTGCCAGCCTTTGCAATAGTGAAATCCTTCATAAGGTTTTTTAATTGCTCTTCATCTGCAGCAATCTCCTGCTCAGTCATCTTTAATGTGACCTTTGCATCTGTGATACGCTGCGCAAGCTCAAGTGCTTCGCCATCTAGCTCAATTGCATCCTCTTCTGCTGGATACATGCCCCTTGATTCTGGCCAGCGCTCACCGTCTGCTGGCGGGTAGTAATCAATGCTGCCGGATTTTTTCCAGTGTTCAAGGCGCATCTGGAAGTCAAGGGTTACCTGCTTAATGCGGTCAAGAGTGCCCTGGTGCGGGGCAAACAAGAAGAGCCGCAGTTGGGTGCCGCGGTACAGGGTGGCCAAGCAGCCCCACTTGGCTTTAACAATGTCCATCTGTGCCTGCAGCTGGATCGGACCCCGAAACAGCGGGGGGATCTCTTCTGCATCCATGGCCGTCAGCTTGGCCTCTAGTACCCCCATGCCGTCGAGCTGTATGGAGTCCTGGCCAATGACGTAGATACCGGCATCAATGTCGGTGGTGATCACTTGGCCAAGGCTGTGGGCTGTACCGTCAAGGGAGCAGCACAGGGGCAGTTCATCATGGTAGTAGGCTGTTTCATGCTCTGTCACCAAGTCAGTGAGCTGCAGCCTCTTGGCCGCTTCGCCCAGGATAACTGGCTCAAGGGTATTCCCCCAAGCCATGCTTTCATTGCCAATGTCTGGGCGGGGTAAACCCTTCAGTGCGTTGATTGAGTACTCCAGCTCATCATTAGGGGTCTGGTATTTCGACAGGCCCATGATTGATGGCAGGCGGGATGCAGACATCATTGTGTCTGGTGTGACTTTGTTGACCATTCAATGCTCCTGTGAGTCAATTAATTTGTAGACGCGAATCACACGGGCGTGTGCTTTCGGATGGGTAGCCTCAGTGAAACCTATGGCTTGGAACCGTTTGTTTTTGAACACAGATCCCAGTACGCTGGGGTGCATTCCTTCGGGCAAATCAATGCGAGCTCTGATGTCGTTTATGCAGACGGTTCCCTGTAAATGGCAAACCTCTACAGCTAGTTGTCTACAGCGACTCAGGAACTCTGTGTCTCTGACTTCAAATAGTGCTAATTGGTTATCTCGGATAGATCG